AATGAAAGTTTTAAAGACTCACAACCTGCAGGTGCCTTTACAGGTCTTACTTTTAATGAATTAGGAGAACTTATATATGAACCTACAAGATTCTTTAATGGAGAATTAGGTAATATTAACATATATGATAAAGCTTTTTCTTCATTAACTATTAATAATATATCTGAAAGTATAAATGGATTACCTTACTTAGGAAATATATTTTACCAACATGGTTTTGCTACAATAACTCACCCTAAATATAATACTATATTAAATTCTAAGGATGAATTAATACTTAATGGAAATTTTAATGGAACTGATAATTGGATTATTAGTCCATCTCAACCTTGGACAATTCAAAATGGAAAAGCAGAAGCAAACTTAGTACCGATAGGTTCAAACACATTATTATCTAATACTTTTATATCACCTGCAAATAAAAGTTATGAAGTATCTTATACTATTAGTGATCATAATTATTCTTTACCTGCACCAGCAACAAATCAATTCCAATTTGTTGGAGGAACTGGTTGGGGAGGACAAACCTCTCCAGGATATATAAAGGAAGATTTTAAAATACTAGTTAGTATTATGTCTCCAACTGGAGCTAATTTTGTCAAACCATTTATAATATCAGGTAACCCATTAGATCAAGGTGTCACATTATTTGGTGATACACTTGGATTTTATGATGGAGATAATCATTTAGGATCTGAAGCAGCAGCAAATTTTATAAATGCATTTAATTCAGCTGACAATTTTATATTTAACGAAGTATCTTTAGATGAAAATGGAGTTTATGTCCCACTTGCCGTAGCAAGTTTAAAACCAAATACTACTGATGTTGTTCTTATAACAATGGGTCATGGAGGTTCATTTCAAAATAATGGTTTCGTTGCTGCAATTGATATTAGTTCTAGAACAAATTTAAGTGCACCATTTCCTAACATTCAGAATTTTGTAGATGGAAATGATGGGTTTGGAGGTAAAATACAAGCAGTACTATTTGGGGATAATGGTAGTTCAGCTACAGGAATTGCTAATTTTGCTCAAACAGCTGATGAAGATTGGGTTTTTACTGAAATTTTAACTCCAACAGGAGGAGGAGGAACCAATTCAAATCTTTTAACTTTTGATATAGTAGATGATACTTTTACTGGTAAAATAGATAATGTATCTGTAAAAGCATTAGAAGTTCCTTTAAATTTAAAATTTCAAGGTTCACATTTAATTTTTGAAAATGAATATCAATGTACAATTGACGAATATGAATTTAATGACACATTAAATATTTCAGCAAGAAAGATAAAATCTAATCAATCTGAAGATTTAGCTAATTTTGCAACAGGTTCACTTTTTAGACCCTATATTACAACAATTGGTTTATATAATGAAGATAATGAATTATTAGTTGTTGGTAAATTAGGTCAACCAATAAGAACATCAGACGAAACTGACACAACTTTCGTACTTCGCTGGGATACCTAAAATAGCTTTCGTACATTGTACATATGCAATGGTACTATCAAGACAAACTTATACAAGAAATTAATGACCTCCCAGAAGGTGCATTTGGTTTCATCTATCAAACAACTCATATCCCAACAGGAAAAAGGTATATTGGTAAAAAATCTTTAATTTACAATTTAAAGAAAAAATTAGGCAAAAAAGAAAAAGCCCTATATGAAGGTAAAGGTCGCCCACCAACATTCAAAAGAGTGTTAAAAGAAAGCGATTGGAAGACTTACTATGGTTCTCATAGTTTTATCAAAGACGCAAACGATGACGATTTAGAGAGAAAAATATTACAGATCGCTTACAACAAAAAAGAACTCACATACTTAGAATGTAAATATCAGTTTGTATTGGAAGTTTTAGAAGACAAGTTATACCTTAACGACAACATATTAGGTAAGTTTTACGACAGAGATTTTAAATGAAAGAAGATTTATTAAAACAACTACTTGAATCCCTATTAGGTGGGAGTAAGTCTGCTCGTGGGGGCGAAGAAGCGGTTTTTAATTGTCCTTCTTGCAACCATCGTAAGAAAAAGCTAACAGTTAATTTAGCAACACAAAAATTTCAATGTTGGGTTTGTGGTTATAAAGGTCATCGTGCTTTTAAATTACTAAAACAAGCAGATGCACCAATAAAAGCGTATGATTATCTAAAAGAAATCGACTCTCAATATAATTTTAAAAAGTCAACATTCACTAAAGCACCGTCAGGTTCCTTGCAATTACCACGTGAAGTAACGCCAATAATATCATCTTCAGCGATCCTGTCGAAACATGCTTTACATTATTTAGATCAACGAGGAATAACTCAACAAGATGTAGTAAAATACAATCTTCATTATTGCGAACAAGGTCCTTTAAGAAATATGGTTGTAATTCCATCATATGACAAGGATGGTTTTTTAAATTATTATGTAGGTCGTTCGTTCGATAAAAATGCATATATTAAACATAAGTTGGCTTCCAGTACAAAGGACATAATCGGATTTGAAATGTATATAAATTGGGATCTTCCCGTGATTTTATGCGAAGGTGCGTTCGATGCAATGGCAATTAAACGTAATGCGATTCCTTTATTTGGAAAAAAATTATCTACAACCTTAATGAAAAAAATCATCGAATCTAAAGTAGAAAAAATATATCTTGCTTTAGATGAAGATGCACTTAAAGATGCATTTAACCATGCTGAAACATTTATGTCTTATGGAAAACGAGTTTATCTTATAGAAATGGGAGACAAAGACCCATCTGAACTTGGTTTTGAAATTTTTACAAAATTACTTCACAATGCAGTAGAATTAACTACTTCTGTATTGATGAAAAAGAGAATGGCTCTCTCGTAAGATTCTATATTTATAACAAACTGTATTAATTAATGAAGAAGACTGCAATCTTACCTGGTGGGTTTAAACCACCTCATAAAGGACATTATGAATTAGCCCTTGACCTAGCTGAACAATCAGGAGCAGAAGTTACTATTAGAGTAGGATCTGCAGAAAGAGAAAGTATAACACAAGCTATGTCTATTAAGATATGGGAAATGTATGGTTTTTTAGCTAAAAAAGCAGCCTCAAATTCCCCAATTACTGATGTATTTGAATATGTAGGAAAAGAAGCTATAGAAGGAGAAGAAGTCCATATAGGTACAGGATGGAAAGATTATCCACGTTTTAAAGTACTAACAGATCCCTCATTTAAACCTAAAAATTACGAAAAATATAATCCAAAAGGAATAAAAGTAATTGAACATGAAATTACTTCAAAAGGAGGAGGAATATCAGCTTCTAAAATGAGAGAGTTTATTATGAACGATCAAAAAGATATTTTTCAAAAATATTTACCTGACCATGTAGATAAAGATAAAATTTGGAATATAGTATTAGATAATATTCAAGAAGATTTATATGACCCAAACGACCATGTTTTAGATTATATGAAAAGTAGTGAATGGAAAGCTGGTTATACAAAAAAAGATGATATTCCTCCTGGATACAAATATAGAAGAGGAGGACAATATAATGCGGCTTCTGGTATAGGAGGAGCAGGAACAATGTATGAAGCAGATGAAAAAGGAAAAACTTTACATGCATACGATTTTGATGATACAATAGCTCAAGTAAAAGCTAACATTAGAACAACCATAACTAGCCCAAAAGGAGATTATAATAAAGAAATATTAATCCCAGCTGCTAATTTTCCAGAAGAAAGTAAAGAATTAGAAGCAAGACTAGGTAATCTAAATATAGAATATGATTTTTCTGAATTTGAAAAACAAATAGGAGATGCTATTGTAAATAGTAAAGTTGTAAGTAAATTAAAAGACTCATTAAGTAACCCTCAAATAAAAACAACAATACTAACAGCTCGTTCTATAGGACACCCAGTAACAAGATATCTTAAAAGTATGGGATTAGATGCTTATGTTGTGCCTTTAGGATTACAAGTAGATGGTAAAGTAACAGGTCAAGATAAAGCTAATTGGATAGAAAACCATATTAAAAAAGGATATCAAACAATTTATTTTATTGACGATTCGGAAGAAAACAGAACAGCAGTAGCTGCTTTAAAAGATAAATATCCAGACATATCCTTAACAGTAGAAGACCCAGCAGCAGTAAGTGAAATGATGGGTATGATGAATAAACAAGAAAAAGCTAAACATGCTAAAAATCTTAAACGTCTAAAAAAAGACACAGCTAAACAAGGAGACCAGTATATGGAAGTACCTGACTATATAAAAGGTACTTTAACAAGAAAATTGTACGAAAAAATGTCAGCATCAGATGTAGACGCTGTAGAAGATTTTGCTGATAAAAAATTAGACCCAGTGGATGTAGATTTAACATCAGATCATTTCTTTGACAGATTAAATGATCCTCGTAATAAAAAAGAAATATCAGGAGCAGAATTAATAGGATTCTTTAAACGGTTATCTAAAAGAAAAAAAGAATTTATAGAATTTTTAAAACAATATAAGGAATTAGTAGTCACAGACGATAGAACAAACATTAATATTCCTTTTATGAAATTAGCTAATAAGGCAATAGCTAAAACAGTAATGAGAAAACCAGACTTTCAAACATCTAGTCCTTCATTAACTTTAGAAAAAGTAACAAAAGATAAGGTTATTTGTGATAATTGTGGTTGGGATTGGAAAATAGATGATGGTGGTGATGATCTTTATATGTGTCACAAGTGTGATCATGATAACACACCTACAAATGAAAATTTTCCTCCTTACAAAGCAAATCAAGTACAACAAACAAGATATAAAGCTAGTGATGTATTTACTAGAGATGTTAAAAAAGCAGAAAAAATGGGATATAAAGAAAATGCATTCACTAAAAACTGGTGGAAACAACAAATAACAGAAGTTTTAACAGAAACTAAAGCAAACACACATTTAACACACCTTGAAGAATTAGTATTAACACAAGGACAAGATGGTTATAATAAAGCAAAATCATTTCTTTATGAATTAATTAAAAATTTAAAAGGAGAAAGTAATAATATAAAAAATGTTTCAGTAAAGTGGGATGGTGCTCCTGCAGTGTGGGCAGGTATTAATCCTGAAAATGGAAAGTTTTTTGTAGGTACAAAATCAATATTTGGAAAAACAGAACAAAAAATTAATTATACTCCTCAAGATATAGATAAATACCATGGACATGCTCCTGGTTTAGTTAAAAAATTAAAACTAGCATTACAATATCTACCTGCTTTAGGAATAAAAGGTATATTACAAGGTGATTTTATGTTTGACAGTGATGATGTTGAAACAGAAGATATAGATGGAGTAGCACATTATACTTTTAAACCTAATACAATTAGATATGCGATTGAAGCAAATTCTGAAATAGGTAAAAAAATACTAAATGCTAAAATAGGAGTTATATGGCATACAACTTACACAGACTTAAGTTCTGAAAGTGGAGCATCATTTGGAGCAGATGTAAGTGGATTAAGCCAAACACCAAGCGTTTGGTTTGATGATGCTTATTTTAAAGACGATACAGGTATTTTATTAAGTAATGAAGAAGAAGAATTTGTATTAGATAAAATTAAAGAAGCAGATTCATTAAATGTGGATTATGATGCATTACCAGATGAACTTTCTTCAAGAGTTAAAACAAATATGTTAAATACTTATTTAAATTCAGAAGTTAGAGTTGGGGAATTTATTAATGACCCAAATAAATCTTTTGAACGATTTAAAAATTGGTACCAATCAGCAGTTAATAAAAGTATTGAAAAAGTTAAACGACCAGAATCAAAAGAAAGAAAAAGAAAAGCTGGAGAAGAAAAATTAAAACTATTTAATTCTAAAAAGAATATAGTAATTAATTTATTTAAAGTAAGCAAGTTGCTTTCTGAAGCAAAGAATATATTTATTGCCAAATATGATAAAGCTGTAGCAACTAAACACTTTATTGACAATGGTGATGGTACTTTACGTGTAACTAAAGCAGAAGGATTTGTAGCAGTTGACCATACTGAAAATGGCATTAAATTAGTTGACAGATTAGAATTTAGTAAAAATAACTTTAACGCAGGAAAACCTGGAGCAAAAAAATAAAAATGAAAAAATTTAATTACACAAAATGGCTAACAGAATCTAAACACGGCAAACTTCTAAATGAAGAGTTAGATGCTAATAAAATAAAAGATTTATTAAAAAACTTAATAGATAATTCTGAGGTAGATAGTGATATAAGATCAGATTTAGTGGGAATAATATTACCTTCATTAGAAAAAGCAAACGCTCCAGAAGAATTGATAAAAAATCTAGAAATACTATCAAACAAATATAATACTGATCAAGGGGTCTCATTAGCACAACAACCTGACGAAGTTAAAAACGCTATAACTTACTTAACAGGAGATGAAGCCCAAAAATCGGTAGATCAAATTGAGGATATAGCTGGGGGTCATGCAGATGCATTAAAACCAGGAACAGAAAAAATATACACAGCAGATGCTTTTCCTGATGGTTTAAAAGATAGTGATTTTTATAAAAAAGCAGTAGAAGATGGTTGGAAATTTATAACTAAAAATAGTTTAACTCCAGATCAAGAAAAAATAGCAAAATCACTTCCAACAAAAAGTGATGGAACTCCTTTAAAAGAAAGAATTCAAGAATTATCATTAGATCAAAAAGCTAAATTATATTTTATGGGTTTAGTTAGAAAAGGTATAATAGACACATTACCTGAAGATCCAAAAGCAGCTTACATTAGAGATATGATGGATAAAGAAGATCCTAAAATGGACCCAGCAATTAGATCTGATTTTGATGAGCCTATGTTTGAAAATGATGAAGATAAAGAAGAAGAAGAAGAAAAAAGATACACTTTAAAACCTCAAGATCCTAAAAAAATGAAAGATTATGGTTTAGGAAAGAGAATCCCAGGCGCAGGATTTGCTAAGCGAGGAAAAGATATCAGTACAAAAGGGGAGAAGCAGTTTTCTGAAAATAAAGAAAAATCATTAAAAGAAATAGCATCTGAATTAGGATATTTAAAAGAAGAATATAATATGGATTTAATGAGATATCATGGTGGAGATAGAGATAAAGCAGCTATAGATGCATATGAAAAAGAGTATAAGAAGACAGAAGTAAGCGAAGTTGATGGTATGGAAAGAGGAATGGATCTTAATGCAATGCAATATAAAAAAGTAGAATTTGTATACACTGAACAAGGAGGCCGTTTTTATGGATTAGATGTTTATGTAAGTAAAGATCAACCTCAACGTTCAGATAAATTAAGATATGATGAAGCTAATGAGTGGTTAAAAGACACACTAAGCTATATTCATGAAGACGATTTAATACCAAGAAAATACAATTCAGGTTTAGAAGATTTAGATTTAATAGTAGACAGATTAAGAGAATTAGGAATAGAAGCAAGCCATGGAGATTACATGGATGTAAGTTAAAAAAAGTTATGTTAAAAAAAGAATTTAAAAGAAAAGACGTAAACAGAGCCCGTAATTTAATTATGGGTAAAACTGGTGCATCTACAGGTACACAAATTGGCTACAGTACAAAATCTGTAGATCATAAAGAAGGTGATGTTTGGATGGAAGGAAGAAAAACTTGGACTATAAAAAATGGTATAAAACAAACAATATCTAAATTAGACACAATTAAAAAAGAAGTATTTATGCCTTTATGTTGCCCTAATTGTGGTAAAGTAATGAAAAAAAGATTAGATAAACCTACTTATAAAGTACATAAAAAATGTCATGATTGTGTTGTAGAATTTGAACATAAATTAAAAATTAGGGGTGAATATGATGATTATATTAAAAAACTTAAAGCTAAAAATTCACTTGACATAGTAGATGAAATGGAGTCATATTTATTAGACGCAATAAACACATCAAATGAAGGCTTTGTGTCGGAAGATGGTGTTGTTGAAAGATGGGTAGGAGGTACTAATAAAGTAGATTTTACTCAAAAAATAAAAGCAGCAGCTAAAACACGTCGTGAACATATAGAAAAAACATTAAATGACAAAGAGGGAATTAAGAGAACTAGTTAAATCAGTAATTAAAGAATTTACAGGCACAGGAAGTAGTGGAGGAAACGCTACTGATGGTAATGATATTACCTCTCCTAGACCTTTTCATAATGATGAGGATGAAATAGATAATTATACGAATAAAAACTCAGGAGAAGGAGGACAAGGAAAGCAAACAAGAGGGATGGAACCTATTAGAGGCGCAGGTAACCTAAATAGAACTAAAATGACAAGAATGTAATATGAAGAAAAAAGATATTATACAACTAGTTAAAGAAACAATTAAAGAAGTTGGACATGGACAATATCAGTTTGGTAATCGCCAGGGACCTAATAGTTTTAGCACATCAGCCACAGCACCAGCAGGTAAAGATCCATACACAGGAAAAAACGAATATCCATTTTTTAAAAGACCTAAAAGAACAGGAACTGGTATGATGGAAGCAGGACCTTCAAACAACCCATACTATAATAATTTAGTTAAAAAAGCAGAAAAAATGGGAATCCATGTAAATGATCTTATGAAAAGTCTTTTAAAAGACAAATCTGAAATGGAAATAGCAAAAATGGGCTATCAAGACCTAGCAGCTTTAGCAGGTGTAGAAAATTTAAGTGAATTTAAACAACCAAAATCATTTGACCCAGACACTATTAGCCTACTTAGACCAAT